TGAGATCGCCGACATTGTCTCAGTCCAGTTCGACATAGACGTAACGCCAGCTGACGTCGAGATCTACCACAAGTTCTACTTCGACCGCGAATTACTATCAGACAGCGATTGGAATCTGTGGATCAACGGCGTAGGATCCAAGCACCGGGCCCACCTGGCCGGCAGTTTGAACCTCACCCTGGCCGAGTACGTTCGGCAGTTCCGCGTATCCAAGAGCCTCGACACTATTGAAGAGTTGGATGCAATGTTAGCTGTATCCCAGCAGGGATTCTGGCAACACAAGGATGCAGCCTCTCTTGGGTCAGAAGAAGCAATCAAGAAGCAGTCCATGTTGGTGAACAACAGCCTCAAGCTGTTCGAAGCCCGCATGTCCATGGTCCCGACTGACGTCAGCACGATCAATGACAGGTTGAAGCTGGAGTTTGAGGAACCGAAAAACCTACGGATTGTGAACCGTGAAAACTTCAACCCCGCCGAAATCGACTCGCCGAAGGTCTCGCAGCAAGCAGGGCTCCGCGATAACAAGGCCAAGGGCCAAGGCGCCTAACCTTCAAGTCGTTGAGGAAGAGTCCGACGTAGCCGAGTTCGACGGCCTTCGTGCGTCTCGTTCACAGGTCTTTGAGAAGATCATTCACATCCGCCCCACGATCCCGTACTCCCTGGCTGACAGGCCGTACTTCAAGGAGATCGTCGAATACCCCGCGGAAGAGCATGTACTCAAGTGCGGCCGACAGGTCGGCAAGAGCGTGCTGTTGTCGGCTGATTCCACCACAGAAGGTGCCCGCATCCCTGACCTTGGGCAGCTCTATGTAGCTCCCCGAGGTGAGCAGGCGGCTACCTTCTCCCGGATGGTGTTTGATGTGATGTGCCGGACATCGCCGTACCTGGCCTGGTTGGTGCCCAAGGGTCTGCTGGCTGTATGGCAGATCGGCACCCGGATGATGACCAACGGCTCTTATTTTTACTTCAGGTCTACGTTCAATTCGCCTGATGCTATCCGTGGTCTCACGGCGTACCGCATCAAGTTCGACGAGTTCCAGGATGTGCCGTCTGATCACATTGGTCCGATCGAAGAGGTTGCCGGTAATGCACCTGCTGAGCTGAAGCAGATCCACAGAGCGGGCACGCCGAAGACCTTTGACAACCCACTGGAGAAGTACTGGGGCCAGAGCTCTCAGTGCGAGTGGCACATCAAGTGTTCAGCCTGCGGGTTCTACAACTTCCAGGACGAAGGGATACTCCGCCCTGACAGGTATGCTTGTCGGAAGTGCGACGCCACGATTCTCCCTGCTGACGGGGTGTGGGTACCGGGAAAGCCTCAGCTTCTCGGCCAGCGGAACGGCTGGAGAATCACCCAGCTGATGAACCCGAACAAGACGCCGGAAGAGTTGTGGCACAAGATGCACAACTACCCCATGTCGCAGTTCATGAACGAAGTCATGGGCTTGAGTTATGCGGAAGGGCAGCTTCTCCTGTCCCAGTCCGATATACAGCGAGCGTGCAATCCGCGACGGAAAATGGCCGGTGTAGGTGCTCTTCACAACTTTCCGCTCACCGCCGGCATTGACTGGGGTACCGGTGGCATGGGTGCGATGGTAGCAAAAGGATCTTCCCGGGTATCCTACACCACGCTGACCATCGGCGGCCTGTACGCCGGGCAGTACCGGGTGGTGTACCAGAAGCGATTTACCGGGGCGGACGCTGAGCTTTCCAGGCAGCCGGCGATCATCAACCATCTACTGACCGCCTTCAAGGTCCGGTGCATCTTCTCGGACTGGGGCTTCGGTGCTCCGCTGAATGCCATCCTGATGAACCAGTTTGGCTGGATTCACCATAACCTGTTCCAGTTGCAGGAAGGTGCTCAGAAGGACATGATCCGGTGGAACAAGGACGCAGGTCGGTACACGATCGACCGGAATGAAATGTTCATCAAGGTGATTGACGACATCAAGCACCAGCGCATCGAGTTCTTCGACTACCAGGAGTTCCAGGAGTTCGAAGACGATTACACCTCGATCTATGTTGAACTTGACGCCAGCAAGCGCCGTATGAAATTCGACCACACCAAACCTGACGACTGTTTCCACTCAACATCGTATGCTTACTTTGCTGCTTTGAAGCTGGCCGGCGCGTTGAGCAGGTACGATTTGACTTCTCTGGTCCCGTAGGGCTACCAGTTCTCTATTTTGTCTATGTAGAGGTTTTCGGGGATAATCTATGGATCTGACAGCTTACGAGCTGACCAGGATGGCGAATAAAGCCGCTGGTGGGTTCTCCGAGACCGGGGATTTGAACTCGGAGGTAGCCAAGCTCGCGAATGACAGCGAGCTTACGCCACCTCAGATTCAGACCTTGGTTGAAGAGGCCAACCACGAGGTGAACCGCCGACTGTACAGCACCGAGGACGACAAGCGGTACACCTTCAAGGTGGCCACGCTTGACGGTGTCCTCGAACATCTCAATGGCGGGGAGGGTCAACCGAAGGTAGCGTCGGTTGTCCAGTCCGGCTTCAACCGCCTGTCGGTCGATACGATGCAGAAGACTGCATCCGAAGCCGCCAGGATCGAACCCGATTGGGTCCGGGACCCCGAGGTACGCTTCCGGGAAACCAAGGCCTACCTCAAGCAGGCTGCTGAGAAGATCAAGTCTTACGTCGATGAGTGTCAGTCGAAGCTGAACTACCTGACAATCAAGATCGGCACCTCGAAAGCTGCAGCCTTGGGTGAGATCAAGCAGATGGTGCGGAACGGAACCCCGTTCTCAACCATCTACAAGGCCGCCGGTCGGATGCACCCGGACACCCCTAAGGCGGTCCGTGGTTTCTTTGAAGGCTTCCATGAGGAGTATTCAAAGACTGCTTCGGCCGTGGAGAAGGACCTGCTGAAATTCGACCCTGATGCCCTCGACGGCAAGGACGAGATCGGCACCCGTTTTGTGAACGGCAGCCACCCGCTGTTTATTCACCTGAACGATATGGCGGCGGATCTCAAGCAGTACAGCGACGTCAACACCTGCGATGAAGGCCTCAGGAACACGTTCAGCGCCCTCACAGACGCGATCCATGACCTGAACACCCCCGAGGATGTCGACAGCTACCTGGCGAACGAATCACAGCGGTTTTCGTACGCCGTGAAAAAGGGCATGGATTCCACTCTCGATTACGTAGTCGAGCTGCAGGAATACTTCCCAAAAGCCGAAGGGCATAAGACCGACAAAACAGCCGGGCCGAGGATGGACGCGTTTCGCTCCAAGTTTCCTCGGTTGTCTTATGCCACCGTCCCATCCGGCCCTGGAATGACCGCTGCAGCGGCACCTTTTGTTCTCGGCGCCAAGGGCGTGAAGGGTGTTGCCGGTAAAGTCAAGAACGTAGCCAAAGAGATCAAGGCAAACCCGCACGAGGCGCTGACCCGTGAAAGGAAGTTGCCCGGGGCAGGCGTGGCGTCCGCAGCAAAGAACGTTGCTTTCAGCCCTCTCGGGATGGGAACTCACAATAAACCCGGAATGGCAGCATTAGCTGGTGCTTTGTACGCAGCATCAAGCGGCCTGAAAGGTGTTGGTGAGGCTGCCAGTAGTTTTGGTAGCGCGAACATGGTTGGTGGTTCAAAGTCTCTTGGCGTAGGGACGGCGTAGGAGCTCAAATGCCGAAGCTTGTTGAAAAGTATGCCAGCCTGATTGACGCCGATGACCTCTCTGATGATGAGGCTAGTTTCATTGGCCGCTTCTCCGTGGATATGGCGGCAGCCAAACTGGCTTGTGATGAAGACCTCCAGCAGAAGTATCTGGAAGCCTTCGCAATGTCCCTGTCTGACACCGTCCGCACCAAGGTGGCCAGGCTTCTGGATGAAATCTCAGTCTCTGGCGACATGGAAAAGGCTGCCTTCGATTGGAAGGGTGTTGCTGGCAACGTCGGCAAAGGCGTGCTCTACAGTTCAGCAGCGGCAGCTGTTCCGGCCATTATTGGCACAGGCCTGAAGATGATAGGCAAGAAGCTGGACGAGTCCCGCTCAGATCACGGTGCGCAGGTGCTGTCCCAGGTGTTTTCAATTCACCCTGAACTCAAGCACAATGCCGAGCAGGTGACCGCCAATTACGCCACCATGCAGAAATTCTCGCCGACGCTGGCGAAAGACCCGAATGCTTCTGGTTCACTGCTGTTGAACATCAATCAGCTGGGGACCGGCGGAATGACCTATCATGTGCTGTCAGATCTGGCCAAGATGGAGTCTAACGTCGCAAAGGCCAGGCACGACACCGGCGGAGGTTTCTTCCAGGAGCTCGGTGGAGAGATGGGTAAAGGCTACGGTGACATCGGTAGAGAAATGGGCAAGCGGTACATACCAGGTCTCTCCCGCTAAAGGCTATAATGGGGTTGTACGACAACATCCGCTCGAAGACTGAGGACACGCAGACAAGTGGTGAGCGTGCCCACCAGCGAGGGACTCTCGTACCCATGCCGGAGATGTTAGGCGGTCCGGCAGTAGATTATCCTGCTGTACCTTTCCGTGAGCAAGTTAGTATCACGGCGGACAACCCCAGGACCTTACCGATCATGCTGAGTGATAATGCTCTGCAGGCGGATGAAAACAAACTTCCAGGCCACGGCCCCGCGAGAGGGGCCGCTATCCTTAGAGAAGCAGCTTTGAAGATGCTGATGAAGGCGACAAAAGGACAGCAGCTTGAGCCGGAAGGTGATGAATAATGTCGTTCGTAAAATTCACTCCGCCTGCTGTTGACACCTACGAACTCCCCGCGATTGACTTGTTCAGTCGTGAGCTGTCGAAGTACGCCTCACGGCACTACCTTCCGCCGAAGGTAGAAGAGTATCTCAAGACAGCAGAACCGATCGACGGCGGACGGGTCATCCTCGTTCACGGTCTCGGTTCGGATGAAGTCTGGGGTATCAACAACAACGGCGACGGATTTCCCGAGTTCATGATCAACGACGACGGCGTGAAGGAAGCCACGTTGATCAACGACGATCCTAAGAATGACTGGGGATACATCACCTTCGAAAAGTACGCCCACTCGTTCGCGGACCACGTAAATAACCATCCGAACAGCACGATTGGCGGCAAGGTTATTCTTGCTGATTGGAACCCGGAGATGCACCGGGTCGAAATCGTAATGCCGATCAACCCGAAGATGGCCAAGACAGCTTCTG